CCTCAGCAGGAGCGCCGCAGCCCCAAGCAGCAGCAAAGCTTTGACGAATCAGATATTCCCTTCTGACCATGAGCGTACAGACGTTACAGTTTGAGGGTGTGAAGATAGCCATGAAGCAGGACAAGACTGGCTATATTCTGACTCTTAACGTACACCCAGATGAGGTACCCGAGGCTCTGCTAAGGGACTTTGTCGGGGCAAGGTATCAGGTGGTTATGGTGAGACTGAACGGCGAAGAACGACCCATTAACAGAGACATAGAGTATTCCCGCGACGCAGTACGCACAGCAGGAATCCTTTGCCGCGACCCCGACTTCGCTCGTTATCTGCTGGACATAGGGCAGATATTTGAGTCGTCAGAGGACGCCGTAGTGACGTGGTTGAAAGAAGAGCTGGAAATTCAATCGCGTTCTGAATTAAAAGAAAACTATCAAGCTGCCAAGAAATTGCAGTTTGTCATTAAGGAATATCACTCATGGAAACAAAGCGTCTAATACCCTACTCTGTGCATTTGCCGGAGGAGATTTACAAGAAGCTCAAGGCTGCTGCCGGCCAGCGCAAAGCGTCAGCACTGGTGCGCGATGCCATTACGTTAATTATTGAAGGTGATGACTCATTCAACGGCGGCTACAACAAGGCTTTGCGCGATGTAATTCATACGCTGCACGACGACCAGTGGTGCAAGGTTCTTGGGATTGAAGGACAGAGCTTGGCCTACTACCTCAATCATTTGTTGGCTCCAATGATCGTCTCTCAAAACGTGAAAGGTAAACCCAATGGCAAAACCAAAAAAGCCTGAAGGCATTGAAGAGCTGGTTGCCCCAGTGGAGTACCCGTCCATTCAAGAGATCACCATGCTGGACTGGTACGCCGCATTTGCTTTAATGTCAAACACTCAAAGCCCCGAAACCGCAGCAAAGTACGCATTTGACAGGGCCGAGGCTATGATGGCAGAAAGAGAGAAAAGATTGTGAAGCATCATGCAAAGCAAAAATAAAAAAGCACCAACGTCGTCAGAGCGTATCCACATTGCACGGATCAAAGGAATGGACTGTGTAGTGTGTGGTGCCTCTGGCCCCAGCGAGTGCCACGAAATCAATCAGGGCCAGTGGTTTACATCTATGCCACTGTGTCCCGATTGCCATCGTGGAAACCTTAACGGAATCCACGGGCAAAAGCGTATTTGGGCAGTCAAAAAGATGGACGAACTGGCAGCCCTGAATCAGACCATTGAAACCCTGTTAAACGACAATTGCATACTTTAAGCTGACCGCGACTTATTTAGAATAAGTTGCCGACATACTTAAGTTTACAATTGCGCAAGTTTTCTCATTTCTGGGATTTGCGAAGACTTCAGCATTTCTGTTTCTACGTTTCGCAATTCTTTGATGTACTGCTGCTTTTTTTCGCTGGTAAACGCATCCTTTGGAGCGTTGGTCAGTTGCGTGATTGAGCTACGGATTTCAGACAACTCACGAGTTATGCTTTCAACATCATCCACCAGCCCCAAGCGCATCATGTTCTTCTCGTTTTTGAGGAACTCTTCGATGCCTTGAGGGCTGCGTTTTTCAATGTCCTTGTACGTGGCGTTAGCCTTCTCCACTGCATCACGCAGTTCGTAAAAGTCATTCTTCAGACGCGACTCGTTGGCCTTGGAAATAAATCCAGAGGAACCCGGCAAGCCCGCTATGGCGTCACGGAATGTACCGGCCGGACGCTCTACATCGGGATCGCTATTCATCAGCATGTTGGAGGCGTACATTGTTATGCCACCCAGTGAACCAAACATGCCACGGATGACATGGTCCAGCATGATGGGTGAGCCACCAATGTTATGACCAATCCATTTGGACAGCTCGGATGTGCTGTCATTAAATTGGCGCTCAGCTTCTTTCTTTGCTTCAAATGCCCCAACAATTGGACGGCCTTGGAAGAAGTCATGGTTAATCCCAACTTCAAACAAAGTCTTGAACGTTTGAGGAATAGGTTGTGGGCTGGCAATTGCATTCCACAAGTTATCAGTCATTGCTGTACGGAACGTAGCGCCGTCCGACAAACCTTTGTCTGTAATCAAGTGGTACAAATGTTCGCCAACAATCTTTGGAAACAAGAAGAAGTCTGGCCGCAAAGGAATACGCATAACCGTGCCGGGGATGTGCAAGGTGCGATCCCGGATGGCGATAGGAGTCTTTTCATATTCTTCATCGCCACCGTTAGCCATTGCATAAAGCATGGACAGTGCCGTTACAGCACCCGAGGTATATATCAAAGTTTTAATTGCTTCACCACGCGTTGTAGGTGAGATTCCCACACCGCTGATGGTCTTCATTGCTACACGTTGCACGCTCATGTATGCATAGAAAAACGGCACAGTCTGGCCCAGCACGTTCACCATTTTGTTGGTGCCACGGCGGCGGAAGTTGATGATCTCAAAAGCTTTTTCAATTGCTTCGGACTTGGATAAGCCCTGTGCCATTGCTGCCTCATACGTGGCCTGACGCACTGCGTTATCCGCAGCCATCGCAATATGGCTCATGCCCTCCATTACTTTGCCAGTAAGATTTTTAGGAGCCTTTAGGCCGGCCGCAATTTCTACATCTTCACGGGCAATTGTTGCGTTGAAATCACGCACACCCACAGCACCATACTGCTTGAGTAAGTTGTGTGTAGCGCTGGTCTTGGTCAGTGTGGTTACAAACTCTTTGACGGCCCGGGCAGGAATGCTCAGGGCGTAACGAGTTTGCAAACCAGAGGTGAACATGGCCGAAAAAGCGTCAGCAGGAACCTGCGCCAGCGAGAACAGAGGGTTTAACACCACAGTCTTGCGCAGCAAGTCTGCCATGAACGTAAACACTTTGTGCATTGGCAAAGCCACGTTGCTCACTGCAGCAAACGCATCCATGTACAGCGGGTCAGCGACCTCGTACAACTCTTGCACGCCATCACGGAAGACGCGGACAATGTTCTTGTCCTTGTCCATCTCGTCAACCTTCTTAGCCATCTTCTCATCGCCAATGCTGATGTCGGTGGCAAGGTCTACCATTTGCACAGCCTTGTGGTTGCGCACAGAACGGTTGATGGCGTACTGCGTCCAGCGCACCATGTTGTCAAACACGTCGTTGACTGGTGAGTTAGAGCCTTTGAGCTTGTACTCTTTAGCCTTAACCTCTAGTCCCTTGATGAACTCTTGTGGGCCTTGGCCTTCTTCAAGCTGTTCTTCGCGGTAGAACGGCACGTAGTCGATGTTATCCAGCATGGCCTCGGCCGTCTGCAGATTCCACAGACCACCGTCTACCATTGCCTTGATGGCGTTCACACGGATACCTTGCCATGTGTTGCTAATCTGCTCCAGCTCAGGCATCAATTTGCCTAAGTTCATACCGGGGCCAATCATTGCTTTCTGATCGGAAGAGATATATACGTTAGCAGCTTCCAGCTTTTTGATATCCGACCGCAAACCCTTAAGCATGGCGTCGCGTTGGGAGTCTGTTAGTTTTGGATTGCGCTGCTCTTGTTCAATGCGAGACTCAAGTTGTGAAATCTTGGCTTCTCGTTCATTTTGTTTATCTAACAAAGAGTTAAAGCGCTTGGCTACAAAGTACGTGTGTGCAATCCGCTCAGCATCTTCTTTGGTCAGGTTGTACTGTTTCTGCAAGGCTTCAATGTTCTGAGCCAGCTTAATGAAGTTGTCTTCCTTCTTGATAGACACCCACTTCTTGGCGTCTTCATCGTAAACAATACCACCATCAATGATGAATTGCGTAGCCAGTGCATCCGAGTGAACGGCCTGCGATTGACTGGCTTCCAACAACATGCCAAGAACTTCTGGCGCTTCCTTGAAATCTTTTATCAAGTTGCGACGAATCTCATTGTTAAATGCTGCATCGCCCGAGAACATGGATGTCTCGAACTTATCCATTGCGCGTTGCAGCGCAGCCTTGGCCGTCTTGGCGGAGAGGGCTGGGTCTTCTTTAACCTTGGCAATCACTTGCTGTGCAATCTGCGCCTTGGTCAATGGTGGCGGCTTGGCTTCCATGCCGGTCTGGCTAACGATGTCAAGCGCTTGCTTGCCAACTTCGGTGGGCGTAGGAGCTTCTGGCTTCTTGCCAAACGATGGCATTGACAGCTCTTCCACTTCCGGTACTTCGGTTACACCTTCAGTTGCCGAATTTTCCGAAGTTAGATTTTTGCTAAATACATACTTAGACCGTGGCATCTGAGCCAGCTTGTCAGTTAGGTTCATTACCTCTGTCAAAGCATTAGTGTTTTTGATGCCCAGCAAGTCAGCTACTAAACGTGTGAACTGCGTCCATGCGCTACGCTTTCCAGCGTAAGGAATTTGCATAAGCATGTATTGGAATTCAGGGTTGCTCATAGCTTCCGCTGTGAACTCCAGCTCGTCAGCCAAACCATACACTTGCCTAGGATACTTTTTGCCAGAAGAGTTTTTACCCCACCCAATGCCTTGACGATTTAAATTTTGCTTAACATAAAAATACAAATTGCTAATCTTTTGCACGGTGTTTTTTTGCCGTGGCGTAGGGTCTCGTTGTGCCAATGCTATCAATGCGTGCAATGATTCGTGGGCACTTACCCATTCATCAGCCGCTGCTCTAGGGGCCATTTGAATGGAGTCATCAATATACCTATAACGGCCCAATGTATCAGGTTCGTTTTGTTTCCCCGGTTTTAACAATGTAACTTTTCCGGCAATAGCGCGAGACAACTCACCCACGCGCTTAACAGCCGGGTTTGGACTAGCAGCCATGACGTCTGCAAGTTGCCGAAAGTTACCGGCTTTGTGCGCGGCCAAAATGGCAGGGCTATTTCTTTCAATGGGAAACTTCGTTTTAAACTCTTCCAAGCTTTGCGGCATAACGCCAGTTGGCTCTGGAGGCTCTTCTTCTGGAGGCGTAGGCGGCTCTTGAGGAGGAGGTGTCTCTTGAGGAGGGACAACTTCACCGGGGCGAGTTGGGCCTGCAAATGGTTCCGGTGTTAGCCGTGACGACGGGGGCAGCTCACGCTCACCTCGGGGCTTGGAAGACTCAGGAGCCAAGAACCAAGGCTCACCAGCTTTTGTGTAATTCAAAGGCAGTGGACGGCCAGCCAATCTCTCTGCGTCTAGCGCAGCTTGCACATCATCACGGGTTACCAAACCAGATTCAAAGTCTCTGACCAAACGCATAGACGCTGGCGTGTTGGTGCGCCGTGCAATATCAATGTACGTTTTGATTGGATCAATCTCAATGCCGGGGCCGGCAGGCGTCTCGGTTGTCTCGGCAAAAGGTTTACCGGCCTCATCTTCACGAATGACTGTTGTCTCACGGACACGGCCAGTCTCGTTCTTATTGCCCTGCATCTCAGGGGTAAAGCGAGCAGGCACATCCATCGACTGGATGGCAAATCTTTCTTTGGCCGTAGGGTGAGGAACAATGGTCAAGCTGGCTGGATCACCGCCTTCGTTCTTGAGCATGTTCTGCATAACCATCAAACGGTTCTTGGCAGCACCTTCTTGCAATGGACGGTTGTCCACAATCTTGGGCGTCAACACTTCCGTGGGCGCGGCCACTTCAGGCTGCACACCGGGCGTTAACGATGACTCTCCCGTAGGCAAGCCAGCCTCAAGGCGCATGCGGTCAATCTCCGCCTGCTTGGTCAATAGCTCTGACTTGGGTGTAGCCTTTGGCAGCTCCTCATTAAGTCGGCTTATATCTGCAGCAGGGGTTACTTCTGGAACAACAGGACGTGGGCCTTCACGGCGAGCACGCTCTTCCTGTGCAATCATGTCGGCGTCTATCTTGGCTTGCAACATTTTTGCACGTTGAGCGTTTGCCTCTTCCGAAGACAGAATATCTGGCGGTGCTGACGGAGCTTCAGTCAACCCTGTCTTCTCAGCAATTTTCTTTTGAATGGCTGTGTCGGTAGGCTCTGGTATATCCGGAGTCTCAAATGTCTCAGGGGTGACAGGCGTTTCTTTGCCCGCAGCTAAGTCCCGAGTCATTGCATAAGCAGATGCAGGCACCTCCAAGGCAGAGCCGCCCAAGCCTCCCAGCATTTCCTGTGCAACATCTTCAATGTCCACTTTGCCGTAAGCCGCCTTCTGTCCAGCAGCCTCAGATGCACCACCGCCCAATGTTTCAATACCAACAGCACCTGCACCAGTCTTGACCTTTTGACCAAGCGTTCTCTGAGCCAGCAAATCTTTAGTGCGCTCTGCAATTTTGGCCGCATTTGCAGCAGCACCCAACTCAGCAGTCGCAGCTTTAACAGCCGCACGGCGAGGAGCAGAAGCCGCACCACCAGTCACCACGTTCAGTGCCGCATCTACGCCAGCCGTGGTAACGCCCTTGGTAGTGGCGTTCTTAGTGGCCGTAGCCATAAAGTCTGTATCACGCAACAAGTCGGAAATGTTTGCCTCGGTGGGTGGCAACTTACGCGCTGCCAATTCTTTACTTACCAAGCCAATAAATTCAGAGCCAACCTCCATTGGAACGCTGCCGCCAAACGAACCTATAGCAGCGCCAATTGCAGTACCAAGAGGTGCAGCACCCGGCACAGGAACCATAGCTCCAATCATTGCGCCTGTACGGCCACCAGCCAACATGCCTGCCATAGAAGGAGCCATGTTTGCCGCCTGCTCAGCGGTCATGTATGCCATGCCCTTGGGGTTGGTCAGCGCCTGCTTGCCAATCTCCAGCAAGATAGGAGCAAACGCCTTGGCAGACTGCACAAAGCCTTGAGCTTTTTCAAAATCTTGCGCCTCATCTTTGAAAGCGCCTTTGATTTCCTGCAATTCAGCAGGCTGTGGCTTGCTTGGCTCGGCCAGTTGCTTGGCCAGCAACGCTGCTTTGTTTTGTCCAACATTACCAGCGAGGACAGACGGAGACATCTCGGCCGCAGCTAAAGCCTGTTTACCGCCTTGAACCAAGAGGTTGCCCATGTTGCTAAAAAACCCGGGGTCTTCAGGCGGCTTTGGTGGAGCCAATACTGCCGAACGAACGGAACGATAGGCTTGCGCAACTGTGTCAAATTCTGAAGTGCCTTTTTTACTTTCGTTATCGACCAGCCACTGAGCATATTGTTCCGCTGTTGCCATTATTTAACTCCGATAATTGCGTCTGCCTTTTTCAGCAAGTCTACATTGGGTTTGTTGTTGCCGCCACCAGCAGGTGCAGCGCCTTCCGCCATGTTAACTTTATTGCGCACCCATGTGTCTTCATCAATGCCGGCTTCTTTTAATGCAATCATTTGCATCGGCTTGATCTTAGCCCAGTCATTGGTAAACTTTTCAATCAACTGAGCACGGCGCATGTCTGGAGTCGTGCCATTCTTCAAGGCAATGTAACGATCCATCAATATTTTTGCTTCAGGAAATTTTCCTTCTTTTTCCATTGCATAAGCACGGTTAAGAATCACCGTGGCGGGATCGGGTTTGTTGGCAGTGGCAAGGTCAGACGCAGCCTTGATTTTTTCTCGTTCAATACTGGCCTTAGCAGCAATGTTGGCTGCATTCTGTTTTGCAGTAGCGCCATACACTCCATCAATTGCGCTCTTAAGCAAGCTATTCTGAGAAACGCTCAAGGCATTCTGCAACTTTTGCAAATTTGATCTATGAATGTATTCACCTTTGACATCACCGTCCGCTTGAGCGCGTTGCAGCTTTTCTACTTCAAACTGTGCAGCGTTCTTCAGCTCGTTACGTTTGAGTAAGTCGTCACGCAAAGCTTGCTCTTGGGTTATAGCCTTTTCTTCTACGCCAGCATAACCCTGACCAAAGCTGCCCAGCATCTGTGCAATCTGTGAGCCCACGCCACCAGTCATACCACGGGTGGAATTGGCCGCTTTAGCCAACAGGCCGTAAGTGTTCAGCTCTTTCAACTTAGCGTTCTCGGCACGTTGTTTTTCTGCTTCTGAATTACGAGCTTGCAGTTGAGCCTCAATGCCTTGCATGTACTCAACACCCGGCTTGGCACGCAAAATAGCGTACCGTTCTGGGTCTTCTGCGGCCATCTTTTTTTCCATAGCCAAAGGAGACAAAGTTTCTGGCACTTGTTCAGCCATCTTTTTCGCCATCATGTCTTTATAGCGTTTTAAATCCCCCGCTAAATTCATGCTAACCAGTTCTGATGGGTCTTCTTCTACCTCTGTTCCCTCCACAGGGCCGCTGTCGGCAAACGCAACGATACCGCCTGAGCCAAATTTAAAGTCAGGCACAGACAAAGACATCAGTCCACCTTCTGCAGCACGAACTGGTGGTGCTTGTGGAGGAGCCATCTGAGGAGCGCCTTGCGGGGCACCTTGAGGAGCGCCCTGCGGAGGAGCGCCTTGGGGTTGACCGGGAGGCTGACCGGGTTGTTGGCCGGGCATTTGACCGGGGCCAGCCATGCCTGCCATGCCAGCGGCTTCCTGCTCAATCTTGTCTTTAACCGTTCCCTGTGGAGCCTGAGCTTGCTGAGAATCCTGCTGTACTCGCTTACGTCGGCTTAACTCTGACAGCGCCATAAACGGAGGCACATCAGGGTTTCCGCCGTTAGCGTACTGCATGACGCTCTGCATGGGAACGTCTTTGAGACGCTCTTGGATTTGAATCAGATTAACGCTCATTATGTGGCCCCATTTGTATTTCCGGTTCCAGTAGTAGTTCCTGTTCCCAGACCCAATTGACCCAACAGTTTGCCCAGTGGGCTGTTTGGATCACCCAGTGCGGTATTCAGTGCGCCTACGCCACCCATTGCGGAGATCAGTCCTGCTATGCCAGACAAGCCGGCAGCAGAGTTGGTCATCGAGCCAACAGGTAAACCAGCAAGCATGTCTTTTTGGAACTGAGCCTTTTTGTATGGATCATCTTTCTGACGCATCCACTCATCGTAATCGGCTTTGATGCCTTCGGATGTAATGCCACGCTGCACGTCGCCTGCATTCATCTGTGTGTTAAGGTTTGAAATGTTAGCTTTGTTTTGAGTATCAGCCAGTTGCCCTTGAGTCTGCGCACCTTGGATGCCAGTCTGCAAACCTTGCAAACGTGAGGTGGTACCAAACTGAGCCTCTTTCATTTGGCGATCTTGGTCAGCATTAAACTGCTGCATGGCTTTGTCGTATGCAGTGTTATAGCCCTGACCAGTGATGTTGGACATCGTGTCGCCAAGGTTACGCTGACCTTCTGAAGTCAAGATAGCCTGACGCCCACCACCAAACGCGCCGGCTTTAGTCATTGCGGCGTTGTTTGTTTGAGCCTGAATGTCTGCCGCACGCTTAGCTGCTGCCAACTGGGGATCAAGCGATGCCTGCAAGTACGGATTCATGTACTGCTGAGCAATAGATTGAGCGGGCTGAGGAGGTTGCGCAGGTGGCATGGGCCCCCCAGTCATTGGGTTAGGACCACCTCCGCCCGGGGGAGTGTAGTTTGGAGTGTCGTTGTAATTTGGTGCGCCGGGAGCGGGCCGACCCATGCCGCCAAAGTTTTGCATATCTTTAGGCGGACCAAGCTCTGGCTCTTGGTATTGTTGCGGCGACATAGGCGCAAAACTTTCCATGGGGCCGCCGGTCTGTCCGCCAAACATAGGCATGCCGCCAGTCATCTCGCCATTTGGGCCAACGCTTTGCACGGAACCGTTACCCATTGACTGGTTAGAAGACATGTTACCGCCGTTTAGAACTGCCCTCTCCCCCATAGAAGGATCGCTAGAAAGTCCGTTTGCGTTACCTTTAAAATTTTGCATTTGTTGCAATATTGAACTCATGTCGCCGCCCATTGGGTTTGGCCCACCTCCGCCCATGCCAACCTTTCCGCCAGTAAAACCGCCGGGTTCAAAGCCACCGCTAGGATCAAACTGACCACCCAAACGAGGAGGCATCATGCCACCCGTAGGTTGGTTATATTTTCCCCCGGGATTGATGCCCGAACCGTCGTAGCTGCCGCCCATTGGGTTTGCACCACCCCTACGGTACGGCAGGCCCGTAATCCCGCCGGGTTCCCCGCCGTTGCTTGGATCATCTTGCGGGTACTGCGGAAAATCAATTGGTGGCTGCCTTATCGGTTGAGGCGTGTACTGAGGTTGCTGCTGAGGAGCAAACGACTGACCCAAGAAATTCATGGTCTGAGGTTGGTACTGCGTAGTTGCAGCCATGCGCCCATACTGACCTGCATCGTATGCGCCCTGTCCAATACCAGTTGGAACAGTTAGCCCGCCAATGCCGGCAAAGGCTTGGTTTTGCAGTTGAGAAGGCCCAGCAGTTAATTGGCCGTGATAAACCTGCGTAGGCTCATTTGCAAGAGTTTGCGCGCGGCTTAAATAGTCTGTAATGTACGGAGCTGCCCACGGCGCTAAACCTTGGGTGTTTGTCGTGCCGGTTGGGGGAGTGGTATCAGGCATGATCCGTCCTTATGCTAAGAGATGTTGGTCTGCGTTACTAGGCTTGCCGCGCTTTGCATGGCGACGAGCTTGTTCAATTCTGGAAACCATAGCAGCGAGTTTTCTAGCTCCCGCTCCTGTAGAGCCGTTGCCAATCTCAGCGACAGTGCGAGCGTCCAGCACATACTCGCCATCAGCCAGACGGGCCGGTTGGTTATTACCAATCTGAGCGTTAATGCTGTCAGATACGCCATCACCGGGGCCGCGCAGCAGGCGTCCACCAGCAGCATCCACGGAGCCAACGTTAGACAGCGATCCAATGCCCCCGCCAGCAGCTTTGCCGGCTGCTGAGCTGAAGTACTGAATTCCGCCCTGCCCCGGACGGTAGCCTGCGGCCTGCTGAATTGCAGCGTATGGAGTCTGAGTGCGGTCACTACCTTTCATGATGGCTGGGCCGCTATCACCTTTATTGCGCATGGCGTCCAAAGCCAACAGCATCATCAGATACTTCATCCAGTCGTTTTGCTGAGTTTGAGAACCAGAGCCAGCGCCAATCAAGGCTTTGAGTTGGTCAATTAAACTTTGGTTGTTGCCGGGCGTAACGGGTGTTTGGTCTTTTGCCGTTGTAACGGTAGGTTTGTTAGGTGTTGTAGTAGTGGCTCCACTGGGTGCAGTGGTTCTAACTACGTTATCTTGCGACACAATAGCTTTTTCACCAGTCTTAGCGGGGTTGTTAATCCAAGAATTTGGATTGCCAATAGCTACGCGAGAACCCTTGTCTGGGATAAAGCCAAGTTCAGTTAAAGTGCCGCCCGTACCCGACATCAGTTCGCCGTCATCGGTATACATTGCAGGAACGTACTTAGTCAGGCCTTGACCGCCGCCCATGCTGGTCAGGTTTGCGCCTTGCGTGGCATCAGCCTTAAAGCTAAATGGATCGCCTTCGAGGCCACTATGTAAGGCGTAATCCGCGGTACCGGGGGTATAACGAGCAATTTCTTCTGGCGTTCCTGATTTCAATAAATCATTGATGCTTGAAAAACCTTCTCCTGTAATACCCGTACCCGTTTCACTTGGCAACCCAGACAATTGCCCGCGACCAGATATTTTTAATCCTTCAAATGGATCACGATCTTTGGAATAACCGGCAAGAATATCTTTAAGCTGGCTTTCTTCATTGCCGCCGCCTCCCGTTAAGGATCGAATTAAAGCGTCTGCATCGTGCTTACCACCGCCAGCGCCGGCGCCAAACAAAGACCGAGTTTTGCCATCACCACCGCCGCTCAACAAATCATCAAGATTTAAATTATCGCCTCCGCTACCTAGTAAATCATCAATATTAAAATCTTCGGCGCCACCACCGTTACCGCCTTGTTCATCGCCGCCACCGCTTAGCAGGTCATCCAGATTAAAACCCCCGCCTTGCAGGTCGCCCGTGCCAGTCATGTCCTGATTGGCCTGACCAATTAACAGCGCCATGTCTTCTTTTGACAGGCCGGTTCCAGACAAATCAAGGTTGCTTAGATCGCCTAGATTAAGGTTGCTTAGATCAAGGTTACCAAGATCAAGGTTTCCTAGATCGAGGTTTCCTAAATCGAGGTTGCCAAAGTCAATGTTGTCGTCAAAACCACCATTGCTAAAGTCAAAATCATCTTCACCCATTTAAGCTCTCCTTGCCATCAGATTGGCTGCTACCCCTTGGAACATCCGAGGGTCTACGTTGTTCATATTACGTGGTACTTTAACAGGCGCAGGCCCGTGTAACAAGCCTCCCCTTGCGTTACCCGGAGGTTTGCTCAGAGTATTTTGCAGCTTGGCTACAGCCGAGGTCATCGCGGCAGGATTTCCAGATTGCACCGCTTTCATTAAAGCCAATCCGTTTGCAGCCGTCATGGCGTCTTTGCTGCCTGACATCTGTGCGCCGATGCTCAACAGCCCAGCCCAATCGCCCTTCTGCAAGGCATTGGCCACACTCAGGCCGCCAGTCAAATCTTTGACGCTGAAGTTATCGCCCAACTTCATGTCGCCCAAGTTCATGCCGGGGATTAAGCTGGAGCCAGATGTCAATGCACCCAGCCAATCCTTGTTGTTGACTGCACTAAGCAAACCAATGCCGCTCTTAATATTGCCAAGGGTGGACAGAGTGTCTGCACTTGCGCCTAGCATGTTGCCAAAACCACCCGCACCGCCAAAAGCGCCAAGCCCGCTAGACAAAGCACCTAGCCAGTTGCCTTGCGATGCAGCCAGCGCAGCGTTTGCCGCCATAGCAAAAGGTGCTACGCCGGGAATAAATGATGCCAAACTTAAAAGAGTGGTTAACGGCCCTAAATCATCCGATGTGGCGCCACGAGTAAAGAACACAGGAGTGCCAGTTTTTTCATCAAACTGTACCCCGTAACCTGTATTGCCGGGGCCCCTGAAAGTACCAGACCACATGGGGCCTTGGGTGCGCTCGCTGTAATTGCTGGCCAGACGTTGACCAGTTTCTTTGTTGATGATTCCTTCGCCTCCCGGAACAGGAAAAGTTATATTGCCTTTGGCATCAGTTTTAACTTGTTTCTGTTGTTCATCAGTCAAAGGAGTAAATGCCTCCATTGAAGATGTTCCGTATTCCGAATTATCGCCTGTCGCTTGTTCAGTCATGATGCCCATCTGTTTGGTAACAGTTTTGGGATCAACTTCTTTTGTAATATATTTTTCTGAATCGTTGGGATCAACAATATTGGTAAAGTACTTGCCGTCCTTTGCCTCAACTTGTATACCATCGTTGGTTACATAACGAGATATAACAGGTTGCTGGTAGTACGACATACCCTGTCCAACTTGTTTGATGTCAGTAATTCCTGACGCCGCCAAGTTCTTGGCCATGTCCATAGTCACCGCATCTACTGAGCCAAAGCCTTTGTCATTGCCGTTTATGGCCCCGCCCTGCATTATTTTGTCAGTACCTAGAGCATTTTGCTGCGCCTTTAACTGGTTAAAAATGTTGTCAACCGCCAGAGGGTTCAGGCTGTCGTATTGTTTGCCGCCGTAGTAACCTGATTGCGGGGTGCCTGCTTTGTCGTAAATTGCCTGTAGTTTGTCGCCGTACTTCTCTTTGGAAGTAGGGTCATCCATCAGCGTTTTAATTTGTTTCTGAATATCAGTGCCGGATGCATACGGATCAGTCAACAGTGAGGTGGTGTACTGCTGCGCGTTCAGTGACTGATACGCAGGAATCAGCTTGTCGCCGTATGCTGTTTTGATCTGCGGGTTGGCAAGTGCGGAAGCAAGAAACGTAGACCACTCTTGCGGCGTAGCATCTTTCTTGCCTTGAAGCGCAGTGTACTGAGTGGAAAAATCCTGCGCAGATAATGGCGTTGCACCGCTAACTGCTGGAGGATTGGTTGGGCTTACAGGCTTATTCTGTTGAGCTGCTGCGTTGGCGGCAACAATACTGGCAATTCCAGATTGCGGTGAGGCTTGCGGTGAAACAGTTGGTTTATGCGTTGCGTTATAGTCCGCAATCATTTTGTCGTAACTAGACTGCATCCCAACAGCGTCTTCGCCCCTTACGGCCTTTCCATTAGCCAAAGTAAACGCCGGGTTGCCAGACGTATCCTTGTTCATTAAAACAACGCCGTTTTGCTTTTGCCATTCGGTCGTTATTTTGTTTTGCGCGTCTTTGTCCAACTGATTAAACGCACTGGCTTTGTCCAAGCTAAATGGCTGAAAATCGTGCGTCTTGTTGTAATTTGCAACAAAGTCGCTGTAGCTTTTATCTAATGCATGGCCTTGCTCAAGCGAGGCGGGTCTTCCACCAACAACATAGGGCGTCCACTTGTATTCCTCGCTTGTTTGCCCGTTGACTTTTGAATCAACTCCGTTGGTTTTCATCCACTCCAAGGTTAAATCTTTGCGAGTCTTGTCATCCAATGCCTCAAACGCATTGGCCGCACCCAGATTGATGTTGGCAAGGGAACCAAGACCTGCGCTGTCAGATTTTGCAGTTGGGACAGTGTCTTTATTTGCCCCAAGAAACTTATTCATTTCATTTTTGGACATGCCCAGTATCAGGCCGGCATCGTCTTTTGTGACGCCGTATGCGGTCATGAACTTTGCCATTGAATCTGGGTCGTACCGATAGGTCTCCATTCCATTGCGTACTGCCGCCAGCTCATCGTTGGTGTATTGTTTGGAGAATTTCTCGCCAGAAGTTATAGCCTCTCCGGGGGCGTGATATTCAGAATAACGTGAGGCATCATTCCCGCCCGGGCCGGCTACCAAAGGCCCATTAATAGACGCGGCCAGTTGCTGCTGTTGACGAGTTGCGGGCGACATAGCGGCAGTCACCCAGTTATTTAAATTGGCACCAGTCAATCCAGTTTGCGCAGAAAATTTAGCAGCAAATGCAGGGTCAGCCAGCACTTGTTTAGCAGTGTTGTACGCCTCTTTGTTGGTGCCTAAATACGTTTTCCAATTTGGGTCTGTCCACGGAGCGGCATCAGCCTGAGCTACACCCAAGGCCTCACGACGATTAGATCGTTCAATTTGTTCTTTGGCTTGAGCGCGAAGAGTTGGGTCTGTATATATATTTTGAATGCCTTGTCTGGCAAACACATCCGCTTGAGTGCCGCCACCAGTTTGATTTGACTGGGCCATCTTCCAGTCAATAAAGTCTTTTTCCTCTTTGGTAATGTTGCCATCGCCAAAAGTGCCAACAGCTTTTTCTATAACCGGCTTTAGCTCTTCTGGTTTGTACCCAGAGACTGCAGACAACTGGTCTATGGTTGCGCCCTTGGATACTTGTTGAGCAACCCAGATTAACAAATCATCGTTTGTACCTTTTAAAGCTGTATAACTGGCTTGTATCTGCGGCGTGGTAACGGTTGGCGGGCTTACTGGGGCGGGCCCGGGTGGGCCAACTGGCGGGGCTTCTACAGAAGCCGCCTTGTACATTACCTCTGGAGCTACTGTTGCAATTCCGGTGGGCGCAGCAACGGCTGGTGGGCTTACTGGAGCGGGATTGGCGGTCGCTGGAGCTACTGTTGCAATTCCCGAGGGAGAGTACGGCGTAGCAGTAGATGGGGCAGCTACTTGCTGTGCCGCAGAGGCCAAAGTTGCAATGCCGGCCGGCGTTCCAGTGGGGCCAACGGGCGGTGTTGTTGTTGGGGCCGCCTCAACTTGCCCGGGGTTCTGTTGAGCAGCCCATGCCAAAGCATTTTGATAGTCTGTAGGGCTTACGCCAAATTGAGCTTGAGCTTGGGCAATAGCAGCTTCATCGGGATTTGTAGAAGCAAACTGAGCAATGCTGCGGTACATGGCATCCAAGCCGCCGCCATCTGGACTCATGGCCCACTGATACGCAGCAGACGGCTGTGGTTGTGTGTCGTCTGGCAGCAAGTTGCTTGATAGTGGTTCCATGTCAGACTTTCACTTTTAATACGTTGCTGGCCGTGGTATCTCGATATACATCACCTACCCGTAGATTAGCCACATCCGCCTCAGTTGGAAGTGTGTTTAAGTTAATGTTTAACTTGGCAATATTGATTGGCTGTATGGCGTTTATTTGTTGAAAGAACAAGTTCAAGATGTTCTGCATCTGGGCCATGAAGTCCTGATCGTAGTCTTTTGGGGCAGACGTAGGACGTGGCGGGGAGACAATGGTGAACAAGCTCATGAGTTACCTCGACGCCCATCTTGGCGAATGTCAATACGGGGGGAGCCAAGCTGCCACTGCGTACCAATCTGGTTAGACTCAATTTTGAGGATCATCTGACGCCCGCGCACACGGATAAATACCTGCCCTGTGAACTCCTCAATGGGGGCTGTAGCAATTCGTGCAATGCTGGCGTAACTCTCTCCGCCGACAGACTGTGGGTTATTAGCCCCAGAACCGGAGTTTTGCATGGGAATTAACGTCATTGTGACTTGTGGGGTGTTAACTCCATTAGACCCCGAAAACGTAATATCAGGAAGAATGCGGCGTACAAAACCAAAACTGTCGCCGTCATCAATGTCAAACTCAGACGTTTCAATAATGGCGTTGATGGCAACGGTAGTAGCGGTAGCGTTATCGTCTACGCCACTTTCGTGATTTACAATATTGTTTATGCCTGTTGCGGCCATTGGGTAGTTTCTTAGGCCAGAATCAAGCCACGCGGTTCTAACCATGTTTCCGTAATACCATACGCCGTCACCGTTGTTTTCAAAATAGTTATAGATGACGTAGCGATCAATGGTACTGGAGGCTGCTGAACAATAAAAAAACCAGACCTCATTGAAGCCTTCGTTAGTGCTGGCAAAAAATTGAGCAGATTGATTAAGGTTTATATCGTTGTAAATGTATTGACGCAAATCGCAACGCAAGGTTTGGGTGCGGCCATCGTATTTGTAAAACTTGTCTATGCCCATCCAATAACAAACGCCAGACGCTACTGCGGCAGCATTTTCGCTTGCAATAGATATGTTATCAGCTAGCAACTGGGAGCCCCACACTACAGGCGGCCCTGCGTATTGGAGCGAATACAAACTTGAATCGGTAAAAACCAGTATTTCCTGCCGTGTTTGCAAGGCTGTAATGATCTGTGAGCCGTGAGATAACAGCAAACTGCCGGCCTGATTGGTTGCGGCGGGAGTCCATTGAATTGGGTTTTCCTGATCCGACCAACGCAACAACATTTGATTTTGTGTTGCGCTACCGTAATCATTTACACCGAAAGCAAAGATAAACCGGGAGGCGTCAGACACTAAAAGGTAGTTTTGAGAAATTGGCACATCTACGATATTAGAGATATACACCCCCGTACCCGTAGAGGTAGTGTTGATTAACGTGCCCGCGCTATCTGTCAGTTTAAAAGTTAAACCGCTTACGTTGGTAACGTAGTAAGTTGTTAAGGCTGTGATGCCTGCGGGCAATGAAGTAGTAGCAGCAAACTGAAGCGTTGTACCGGCGGTAAATGTGGTAGTTGCAGTAACTACTGTAGGGCTGGCGTTAGTAAACGTAACAGAACCGCCAGTGCTGGAAAGCAAAACACCACGAGCAGTTAATCCAGAAGAGTTTGACCAGTAGTAAATTGGGCCTTGACGCGGGCCAAAAACCAAGTCTTCACCAAAGTTCATTTGGCTCCATAGGCGGATAGGCACGGCAGTTGATGTTCCATAACCCCATGTACCAGAACCCCAGCCACCACCGCCCCAACCAAACGCCAGAGTGGATGAATCAGCGCCGACATTGATTTGGTAGGCTGCAACAACGGCCGCACCACCTCCGGGAGAACCTAAAACGTCAGCCGCAGTAGCTGTAGCCGTAGCTGTAAACGTATAGCTGTCCGCGCTTATTACGGTGATTTGATATTGAGCATTTAAAACAGTGGCCGTGATGTTTCCACCCAAGCCCGTAGCGCCACTGAAAGTTACAAAGTCGCCTGTAACTCCACCATGCGCCGTGTCAGTAACCGTTATGGTTGAAGAACCTAGCGTGGCTACAAACGGATTGTTGTTAATTGTGGAGGTGGCGCGAATGGGCGTGATGTCGTTGTATACGCCGCCATATTCAATGTAAAACTTCAAGTTTGTTCCAAGGCCAAGAAAGTTAGCCCCACCAAGATTGATCCAATTCCAGAGAGATCGACACGTTCCAAGGAATGTATTGTCTGAGATGCGTGTCCAGCCGCCTATCTTCTCTGGCGTGCCCTGACGAAACCGAACCTTATCGGAGACATAGTAACCGTTCTCGTTTGTGTACCGAGTGTTTTCACGGTTAACCCCCGCCTTTAAAGTCAGTTTCTTGAGCATTGCAAACCTTATGCAGACAACACGTCAAGGGCGGTATTGATATGAGCAACCCTATCGTCAAACCCGATTGTGCCACCGTTAATCTTCTTTGTCATCCCCAAGTAATCCTTGGCGTCAGCTTCTTTGTTCAAGTTTCGTTTGTTCCAAAACCGCCCGGCGGTCAGGGCTGCGTACTTGGGGATTGATACAAGATCAGGGCTGTGCAGAAAGTCTACTCCAAGAGCGTCTCCAGCCAGTGTATAGGAGTCCTTGCCCGTCAACTGAATGCAGCCGCGCCCAATGTACAGAGCGCCATCGCCCTCCTCGTTGTTGCCCATCCGGCCAGAGTACACCTTGTCGGCAATCATGTCAGGGTTTCTGTGGAAAGGTTGCGCGGCCTCCAGTGAAGGAAAACGACTGGGCCAGACCTTGCACAAGCGTTCTGCGCTGTAGTTTAAGTTTTCCCGCAAGACCTTAAAACCACCGGATTCATGGGAGCACTGCCCAATAAACGCGGCCATCCGCAGGGGAGTGTTGATGTCGTACCGTTGGAACGTGTCGTTTAAAGGCTCCAGCCACTCGGGGTCAATCTTTAGCTTTGCCAGTTGTTCAGCAGTAATCATTTTATAGGCGTAGATTGGTGGAGAAGATCATCCTTAGCTTGAGAGCCAGCGGACGAACCAAAGTAAAACGCAATGATGCCCGTCCAAGCGGTGCCAAGAGAGCCAAGCATCAACATCAGGGCGTCAGATGCTTTAAAGGTCTCCGTCATCATGCCAATCAGGATGCCAAAGAATCCGATGGTGACCGATACAGCAAGAACAGCAGGGATGTAAGAACGGGTCTCAGCCTGCATCTCACGCGCAGACTTCCTGTCTTCTACGTTTAACTTAGCAAAGTCCAGCCCCATCTCCTGCGCCCGTGCAGCCATGTCAATCTCGGCCTGCTTCAAGAGCATGATCTGGTCAGAAGATAACTTGCCTTCGCTGATCGTAGACTGAACATCCTTGGGGTCAATACCAATGGCTTTTGACACCGCCTCAATGGCCAGTCCAGCAAGAGGGCCACCCAGCGCAGTGGCTATGGTGGGCGCAATCGTTTTTAACCAATCCATTATTTTCCTTTCTGACGCTCTTCGAGCAGGGTTACTTTGACGTGTAGGGTGTTGATCTCTTTGTAGATTTCTTCTTTGAGCTTGTGCCGAGCTTCGGCAGACAAGGGGCTGTCTGTGGGTACGCCTTGGGATGTAATCAGCGCAGGCATAGAACCTTCAATCTTGGTTAGACGGGTATTGAAAGAGGACACTTCACCCAAAAGCCATGCCAGAGAGGCAACGACAATCGGAATGATTGCCTTCATTACATCTGTCCAATTCATATCAATTCCTCAGTTTGTACATAATAAATGCAAACGTACCCCAGCCGACAAATCCAGCCGCAAGAATAGAAGCAAACCCGATCAGCAGGATGTTTACTGTCTCTGCCAGATTTTCCCGCTTCAGTTTAGCCTTGGCCTCCGCCGCACGTTCCGCCCGTTTCCTGTTGGCAACGATCATGTTGTACTCGGCTTGGATCGCTTCCCACACATCGCCCTGACCTGACCAAATTAACTGTTCTTTAAGTTTAGTTCTAGCATCCCTCAGAAATTTTGCTTGCATCACAGACTCAAGCGCCTGCGCCATCTCTGAGTTTGACGCTTTGGCTTTATCTTGATTTGCACCCTTTTCAACGGTGTCATGCATCTCAAAGAATTTAATCAGGTCGCCACTGCACTCTTGCAGGTCTTTGCCCATCTGAATAGCTTCTTTGACCCCAGCAATGGTGCTCTTTGCTATTGCAAACGCGGCACCGATGGTTATGGGGTCAATCATATTTCACACAATCTGGGGCAGACATTAACCCAAAGGATGGTCTGCCAGCACCCCCTTTTCCCCGGAGTCGGGCTAAGTTATTAGGGTACTTCGTTAGGCGCAGCAGGCGTTGTCAGAAT